CAAGTCCGGGCACCTCGAAGAAACCCTGCGGTCAAGGATCGCATCCTCAGCGCGAACAGAGCTTTTGAGCAGGGTTTAGTTCGGGTCAACAGCAAAGGTTGTCCCGAGTTTACAAGATGCTTAGAACAACAAGCCTACGACAAGAACGGCGAACCAGATAAAACAAGCGGACACGACCACATGAATGACGCAGGCACTTATCCGATCTCTTACGAGATGCCAGTCTCCAAGCCTGTCTCTGATGTCTCTATCCGCTTCGCTATATAGGATCATACATGAGCGTTAAGACTCTACATCCTGATTACCAAATCTACTCACCTAAGTGGCGTCTAGTCAGAGATGCTGTCGAGGGTGAGAGTGCAATCAAGCGGGTTCCTGAGCGTTATCTGCCAGAGTTCGTCCCAAGTGATCCACAGCGATACAAGCGGTATGTAGAGCGGGCCTACTTTCTAGGTGTCACAGGTCGCACCAGAGCTGCTCTTAGCGGCATGGTATTCCGCAAAGACCCAAGCTATGAACTGCCAGAGCAGATGGATGAGCTGCTGTTTAACGCAGACGGTAGCGGCACCAGCTTAGAACATATCTCAAAAGAGGCACTCGGCGGCATCATGGACACAGGCCGCCATTGTATCTTGATCGACTATCCTACGATCAACGACAGCATCGACTTTGAGACAGAGCAGAACATCGGGGCACGTCCTCTTGTGCTGAGCTATAACGCTGAGGCACTGATCAACTGGAAGTACGAGAAGATTAACGGCAGACGTGTTCTGACACTCGCTGTACTTGTTGAGCTGGTACAAGATGAGACCAACACCAACGAGTTTGATCACGATGTAGTAAAGAACTACCGTGTGCTGAGGCTCAGAGACGGCGTATACACGCAGCAGATGTATGATGATGGTGGTCAGGCCAAGAGCGAGGAGTTCATCCCTCGTATGGCAGGAGGCGCAGCCTTTGACCACATCCCTCTATACATCATCGGTGCTGAGAACAACCTGCCTGATATTGACGATGCTCCGCTGTACGATCTAGCAATTCTTAACATTGCACACTACAGAAACAACGCTGATCTGGAAGAAGCTGGATTTATCACAGGACAGCCTACACTGCATATGAACATCGGGGATACAAACCCCGAAGTCTTTGCAGAGCAGAACCCAGACGGCGTACAGCTAGGCAGTAGACGTGGCATCATCACGCAAGGTGGTAGCGTAGAGCTAGTACAGCCAGAAGAACGTAACCTGCTAGTGCAGCTTAAAGAGCGCAAAGAGCAGGAGATGGTAGGCATTGGCGCTAGGCTGATCCAGAGAGGTGGGCCGGGCGAGACAGCAGAGGCCGCAAGAATCAACGCTAGTGCTGAAGCCTCTACCCTAGACCAGATCGTCAACAATCTGTCTTATGGTTTAACAGGCGCTCTCATGGACGCTGCTAGATTCATGGGCCTACAGAATATTGAGGACATCCGCTACGATCTGAACACTGACTTCTGGGAGACAAGCCTAGATGCACAGCAGCTCATGGCTCTTATTCAGCTAGGTGATGTAGGAATCCTCAGTCGCTCTATCCAGCGTGAGTCTATCCGCAAGGGTCGCATCCACATCCCTCACGAGATGGATGACGATGAGATTGACGGTGAGATTGCCCAGCAGCCGCTATGAGCGCAGAGGACTTTCTAGTTGATGCCGCCACTAGACGGCAGATAATGATTCAAAGAGCCTCCAGAGGATTATTTAGAGAACTGGAAGGTATCTTAGAAGAACTCAGAGATGACTTGGTAGCCCAGATCAATCAAGCGGGCACAGACTTCCAGAGAAGCCGTCTAGGCGTACTTATCACATCAATTGATGGCATCCTAGCGGGTAAGACACAACAGCTCTCAGAAGGGATGCTAGAAAGGCTGCAAGAATTTGTTGGTGATGAGCTTGACTTTCAGAAAGCAACACTAGACCAAGTTCTACAAGTTGAGACAACAGTGCCAGCCCCCGAGGCTGTGTTAAATGCAGCCACCACACAACCGACTAAGATTGTGATTGGCAACACAACACAGAGCCTTACTGTACAGCAGATGGTTGATGTGTTTGCCAGAGGTCAGAGCAAAGAGCTGAAGAATACGATCTCAGCAGGGTTTATTGCAGGCGATACGCCTGACCAGATTGCAAGAAGAGTCAGCCAGAAGATTGCTGGCAGGACTCGGGCACAAGCCAGAACGGTAGTGCAGACAGCAACGAATCACATGGCAGGCGTAGCAAGAGCAGAGTTTGCCAAAGAGAATGAAGATCGTATCGGTGGCGAGAAGTTTATTGCAACGCTGGATGCAAGAACAACACCTGCTTGTTCAGGACTAGACGGCAACATATACGATATTGGATCAGGGCCAACGCCACCGCTGCACTACAACTGTAGAAGTATCAGAGTAGCGGTTCCTAGAGAAGGATCAGTGCTATCTGGACTAGAGGGCGAAAGACCAGCAGTCAACGCAGACGGCACGGTTACACAGGTATCTAGCAAAAAGACGTTTTCAGGGTGGCTCAGAGAGCAGCCCGCAGACTTCCAAAGAGAGTTTTTCCGCAAGTACCAGAACGGCGAAGCTAAGTACGAGCTGTTCCAACAAGGCGGGCTAGACGCAAAAGACTTCATCGACAACGATGGTGTTGAGATCAGTCTACAGGAACTCAGGGAGCAGAATCCGTTGGCTTGGCAAAGGGCTACGCCAGCAGACTAACCCCGGCTAGAGGCCGGAAATCAACAGTAAGCTAGGGGCTTATAGATATGGCAGCAACAGAAGAGCAAATCCAAGAGCAAGCAGAGAAGAACGTCGCAGAAGAGATAAAGGATAGCGGCAAGACCTACACAGAAGAAGAGGTCAAGCAGATGATCGATGATCAGGTCTCTGGCCTCAAGAGTAAGGTGGAAGAGCTGCTTGGAGAGAAAAAGTCCGCAGCCCAGAGGGCTAAGGAACTAGAAGAAGAGCAGAAGCGTCAGGAAGAAGAACGCTTGAAAGAGAAAGAACAGTTCCGGGAGCTATACGAGCGTGAGCAGGAAGCAAAGCGTGAGCTTCAGGAGAAGTACGAAGAGTTCCAGAGCAAGATTCAGAAGCAGACGATCTCATCGGAAGCTACCAAACTTGCAGCAGAACTCACCCGCGATTCAGCTCGTGGGGAACTACTACAGGAGAAAGCCGCACAGTACGCAAAGTACACAGATGACGGGGTTGTCTTTGAGCTAGGCGGTGTGCCGGTAGACAAGGAGAAAGTCCTTGATCACCTGAGAGAGAAATATCCGTTCCTTGTGGATGGGAGCGGTGCAACTGGAGGCGGAGCTTCTGGTTCAACGAACGGCGGGGCCGTAACCAACAAATCCTTCGCAGAGATGTCAGGCGCAGAACTATCGCAACTGCGGGCAGAAAGCCCATCAGAGTACGAGCGCCTGAAAAACGAGTATTACGGCCAATCATAGGAGAATATAACTCATGGCTACTACTAGACTATCAGACATCATTGATGTCACAGTATTCCGGGACTTGCCCCCGGTAAACGGGCCTGAAAAGACTGCTTTTTTTGACAGCGGTGTTGTCACCCGTAACGCACTGCTTGACGAGCTTGCTGGTTCTGCCGGTAAGGTTGCCGAGCTTCCTTTCTGGAAAGACCTAGACGGCAGCGTTGAGGTCAACTACAGCTCAGACGATCCTAGCTCCACTGCCACGCCTCAGAAGGTTGTACAGGGCGAGCAGATCGCTCGTAAGGCTTTTGTCAACCAAGGTTGGCAGGCTGCTGATCTCGCTTCCGAGCTTGCACTTGGTGCCCGCGCTATCGATCAGGTTCGTAACCGCACGGATCGTTACTTCGAGCGTCAGTGGCAGCGTCGCCTTGTCGCAACTGTCAACGGCATCGTTGCTGACAACGTAGCTAATGACGGCGCAGATATGGTCATTGACGTAGCTGCTGAGGCTATTGCCGATCAGGACGCAGGTACGCTCTTCAACCGTGATGCTTTCGTTGAGGCTTCTGTCTCAATGGGTGATCGTTACGACGAGCTTACTGCTATTGCTGTTCACTCCGCTGTCTACAGCCAGATGGTCAAGAATGATGACATCGACTTCATTCCTGATTCAGAAGGCCAGCTCACCATCCCAACCTACCTTGGCCTTCGCGTCATCGTAGACGATGGTATGCCTGTAGAGGCTGGCAGCACTGATGGCTTCAAGTACACCTCCGTACTTTTCGGCGCTGGTGCTTTCGGTTACGGCGTAGGCAACCCAGAGGTTCCTGTCGAGATCGAGCGTTATGCAGATCAGGGCGACGGCGGCGGCATCGAGACGCT